CCCCCCTAGGGCTGTGAACAGCCCTTAGCAAGGTTTGTGATCGTCAATCGGTTCGGATACCACCACTCTTCTTGGCGGTGGGTTTTAATTCACCGTGGCTGACTAAACCACGGGATGCACGTCCGATGCTGTACACCTCCCATCGGAAAAGGCGCATTTCACCTCAAAGATGCTAGTCAAATAGTTTCGGAAACTTTTGCAGGAGCCCAGATTTTGCGATCTTGTCAGCAATGTCCAGCGCACCTGAACCAAGGTCCGTGGCTTTCTTTATCATGTCGGCCCAGTGGCCATCAGTGGAGGGCGCATGATACTTATGTGATGCACACGCTGGATTGAATAGTTCAAACCGAGTGCGATACTCATGGCACACCAAAAGACTCAAGTCTACGCCGTCAGGATTGTAAATCACAATGGGCGTGAAACCTGCTGGAGACAGCGCATCAGTCCAAGTCGTTTGCCCTGGAGACCCGGTTGATCCAGGGAATCCACGATAAATTTGTGTGAAATCAGCCAATCTGTTCATGTTGAGGGGGTGCGCATCAACATGAACTCCTCTAAGGGCAAGTTTGGCTGCGGCACACAACCTAGGGGCCATATAGGACACAAAATTGTTGGCTATGGTGTCACCTGTGTCCACATCGTCGCCGGCATAAGTGGGTTGTACCTTAAGTTTGCCGATGTACAACATGCCACTGGTGTTCTGTAACGCGTTGCCGTTCATCACCTGAACTGAGCACGCGGATGGAGTGATCTGACAGTGCTCGCCCAAGCCCTCGGCTAACATGGGCATCTTATATGCGGCCCAAGCGGTTTCGCTCGGCTTCTTTGAAAGATCTCCACACCCCAATGCCACCACATCGCTCCAATTCCTCCCATAACCTTTCGTATTCTCTGCACCGTCTGACGAATACTGCCAAGTACCAACAATAATAAGTTTATCGTTGGTTGATATCTGGCGCGTTCCTCGGGTAACAGTGTACTCACCAACTGCGCGAGGTAGGGCTAAGTGTTGGGGAGCGAACGCGTTCCAGCACTCCATGCTGACCTGCGTCTTGCCGGCACCATTCCCTTTCTTCTTCTTCTGTTTCTGAGGACGACGACGAGCTGTCGTCGACGCTCCAAACGCAACAGTAGCAGTCCCGCCTGCTCCTGGTGCAATTCCACGAAAGGCAGGTCCGCGATTCCGCGGAGCGCGTCTCGGCCCAGAGACTTGAACAACTTGAGACATAATTAAAGAAAGACGAAACCGCGCCTAGCACGTTCGTGATGATTGCGACCCCACCGAGAGGTCCAGGTCACATGAGCCAAACAAGCTCACGTAGTGAAACAAATAAAGCCCTTTGTGGGGTTGTTACCCACAGTCAACCATGTCTAACCATTCAGCATAGTCCCGGAGCTGATCAAACTCCCCCTTAACCCTCCCCCTCAAGCTTAGGGAGGCAGTGAACATGATATGAATTGGAATCACCCTGCATCGGGCAGTGTACTCACTGCTGGCAATTTTAAAGGATTCGACCCAGCCTGGCCTAGCAAAATGCATCGGCCCCGACTCAACATGAGAGGTTCACTGGGGAATTACTGAAGGTGTCAACAACATGGCCCTGGATTGATAATGGTGTACGGAATTCGAAAATCCCCACCTTCGCGCCAGGTCGCATCGTAGCCATTCCATTCGGGGTTTCCAACTATCCACCCATCGCTGGTTGGTAGCCAGTGTTGCCACGCAAACGGCGTGCCAAAGAGCCTAGACCCCGTTCAGTACGAGTTAAGGTGGCAAAACCAAGGAGGTGACTAAATCCCCCTCTCGCACGGCCTTCACCTCAGACGCCCCGGATACCGCGTCAGCAGGCTCGCCACTCACCACGGGCAAGATGAGTGTAGAAGAATAAGCCTCGGTCAACGGGTGGACTCTACCTACACCCGGACGACTCCGGCAGAGGGGGGGCAAACCCTGGTATAATGCATTGTCGTCTTCCCTCTCTCACCACAGGCATTTCCTCCTGTGGCCCTGGGACGAACCAGGCAAAATGCCTGAATTAGTTAATACAGCATCGGTGTGAAACCTGTGTCTCGCGCGTGTGGCGCCTACTGGCGCCACGACTGTGGAAGACTATTCCGAAAGCCCTCCCAGTCTCCAAGCTGGTCGTAATCCCACATGAAATCAACAAAGCGATTCCTTTCCTGGTCACTACTCCAGAAACCAGTCGATGTCAATATCTTCTCTTCGCTTTGGCATGTGGCGTTAAGAGCACGAATATGTTCGATGAGTTCACCCTTGTCATCAAATTCTTGATTTGTACGCATCTTCAAATCATGGGTGATCTCAAAATCGCAATCAACCGCGTATTGCAAGAACTTATTAGAAATAGTTGGGGCTAGTCCCGCAAACTCAAAAGCCCTCGACATTGCTGCTGATCCCGCCAATTTCACGCACTTGTTGCGATCATTCGCCTGGAACGCCTCAATCATTGATGGGGAACAACTTGTACCGGCTCGTGAAAAGCACCTGTCAATTTCAGGCACCATCATCCACTCGTCCTTCTTCTCATCGAATAATGGACCAGCGTTGTCCAAGCCGATGTAGTAACCAACAAACAGTGCTCTCTCTTTCCTGATCTCAATCTTCATATTAAATCCAATCCGCTCCCAGAACTGCAGGATGTTCATGTGGAGTGACTTGCCCTCCTCAATCTTAGGGGAGGTGACCAGGAATGAGTCGTCGCCTTCAAAAGCACTGTTCATCCACCTGTTTTCCCCTGTCACGTCCTTACCATACCTATGGGAAGGATCGAGGAACAACTCTGGATCTTCGAAAATTGCGCAATGCCAGCATACGAAGTTCATCCACCAATTCAAACAGGAAGTGCCGCGGTGGCCACTCCTCCTGATCGCATTGATGACTTCTTTCTGATACTCTTTGTTCTTCGTATAGGAGATGTCCAACTTCTCCTGCGCGCAAATAGAAGCGTGGGCCTCAGCCCACGTCTGGGGAGTGGCGTACATAAACCCATTAACCAAATTGGCGACGTGGTTAATGACTGGGTTTTCCACGAGCTCGCGAATGCTTGCACTGCAAGTCGTGTCCCACGCGCTTCCGTCCCCTTCGAAGACGGTTACCAACTTCTTCGCGACCTTCCTTGGCACCCTACAAGCTTTCATCACACGCTTGATGGCATCCTTCTTCGAAAGGCCCTTAATCCCCTTCTCTGGGAAATGCTTCTTGATGAGCGTCTCAATGCAGTAAATAGTCATGAGTGCCATCACTTGGCCCCTGTCTTCATCTGCTATCAACAACCTCGGAGCCTTTTCTTCGGGCATAGGCTCAAGTTTTACTGCAGCTTTCAACTTAAATTGAGGATCGATCTCTCTGCACAAACTCTCAATCGCATCTGCCACACGCGCTTCAGTCCACTTGTTGGACTTAATTTCTTCGTAGACCAATGTGTGAATCAGATCTAGCACCTTCTTTGCTGAAAATGGTGCATTGCGCTTGCCGTGCATAGACTGATAAACCATCCTCTTGATCTTCAATTCATCAGCAGCACTCCCAGCGTAAGGACGTTGCTTCTTATTGATCCTTTCTTCAATCGCCTTAATGGCATTCAGAAGCTCCTGAGCGTAAACGTTGGGTTCCACAGATATAGGCTGCGATAATACGCCACAAATTTGCTTGCGTCCCGTATCGTCCGTCGTCTGTCCTACTACCCCAACGCCGCAATCCTTACGAACAATGCGTCCCTCCACGGTGGCCCTCAATTCGGAATCATGTTCATCGTTCCCGCCACCTTCATGCTCATTAACATATGATGCACCTTCCTTTTGATAACCCAGCTTGTTCTTCTGACTTTTGTCATGCGCGTCGCCATCCGTGTCTCCTGGTGGCGATTCATTGGTGGTAACGTCGTCAAGTTGTCCAATCTTGACTAAGCGTGCGCGGAATTTCTGCTGAACGCCTCTCATAAAACCAAAACAACACGAGCTGCTACCATAAAACTTATTAGCTTGGCACTTGTAATATGATATCGCCCACGCTCCGAGAGTCCTCATCGCTACATCGTCGTCCGTTCCGCTATCCCAAAGCTGCAACGAGCGTTGATAAACAACAGCACGGTGAACCTTAGCCTTGGACTCCGCATACACCTGATTAGTCTCCACCTTGTCCAAGAGAGCGTACTCCTTCTGAGAGAAGTTCACTTTCCTGTAGATTACCTC